ATCTTATTGTACTTAAAAACAATCAAGGAACCGAAGAAACCCGAGTCCGTCATATGGATTATGGGGTTGTGCTTAGTGCTTTCTTCTGGAGACGATTTAGAAACCGAGAAGACATAACCTTCTTTGATCCCAACGAAGTACCGGATTTGTACGAAGCGTTTTACCAAAATACAGCACTGTTTGAAGAGCTCTATGTCAAATACGAAAAACAAAAAGGCCTCCGTAAGAAAACGATGAGCGCCGAGGAAGTGTTCAAGAGTGGTATACTAAAAGAACGCACAGATACGGGTCGAATATATCTCGTATTCATTGATAATGTCATGAACCAAGGACCTTTTGATCCCGAGTACCATACGATTTATCAAAGTAACCTGTGCTGTGAGATCCTATTACCCACACGTTCATTTAAGCGATTAGACGACGATAGTGGACGCATAGCGTTATGTACACTGGGATCTATCAACTGGGGATCGTTCCGTAATCCAGAGGACATGCGTAGAGCCTGTAGGATTCTACAGCGTAGCCTGTGTAACATTCTTGACTATCAAGACTTCTTGAGTATACAGAGCAAGTTGTCAAATGATGAGATACAGCCATTGGGTATTGGTGTGACCAATCTTGCCTACTGGCATGCCAAGCGTGGACTCAAGTATGGCGAAAAAGATGCTCTACAAGAAGTTAAGTCGTGGATAGAACACCAAGCCTACTATCTAACAGAAGCCACGGTGGAACTGGCCAAAGAAAGAGGAGCCTGTAGCGAGAGTGCCAAAACACGATACGGTCAAGGAGTATTCCCCTGGGAACTACGTGCCAAGGGTGTGAATGAACTTGCAGACTTTGCTCCTGAACTTGATTGGGAAACACTACGTGGCAACATGAAACAATATGGTGTTCGCAATGCTACACTGATGGCTATTGCTCCAGTAGAAAGTTCAAGCGTTGTTATTAACTCAACCAATGGCATTGAAATGCCTATGAGTTTGATTTCAGTTAAGGAAAGTAAGGCAGGATCATTTGTACAAGTGGTTCCTGAGTACCATAAACTAAAAAACAAATATCAAATGATGTGGGAACAGAAAGACTGTGACGGCTATTTGAAAACAGCCGCAGTCCTTGCTGCCTATGTTGATCAATCAATTTCAACCAACACATTCTACAATCCAGCGCATTGGGCAGATCGTAAAGTACCAACCACATTAATTGCTCGCAACTTGATGCAGGCACATGTGTGGGGATTGAAGACATTCTACTACAGTCTAATAAACAAAGCAGGCAGTAAAGCAATGGCCGAAGCCACCCCCGAAGTACATTACAACGGGTTCCATAACGAACGAGAATTAATCGAAGACAGTGAAGACTGCGAGGCATGTAAACTATGAGCAAACAACAATACAACCTAACAACAAAAACAGATTATCTCAATCGCAAGATGTTCTTGGATCCAGCAGGTCCAGTTACTATCCAACGCTTTGAAGAAGTAAAATATAAAAAGATTGCAGACTACGATAGTACAGCAAGAGGTTTCTTTTGGCAACCAGAAGAGATTAGTCTTACTAAAGATTCAAATGACTTTAAAGATGCTAGTGATGCTGTAAAACATATCTTTACCAGTAACCTACTACGTCAGACAGCACTAGACAGTTTACAAGGCAGAGGACCAACACAGGTATTCACTCCTGTTTGCAGTCTCCCTGAAGTAGAAGCCTTGATGTACAATTGGGGTTTCTTTGAAACCAACATTCATTCAAAGAGCTACAGCCACATCATCCGCAATATCTACAACGTGCCAAAGGATGTGTTTGCCACTATTCACGATACTAAAGAAATTATAGACATGGCCAGTTCAGTAGGGAACTACTATGACAAGCTGCACGTTATCAACTGCCGCAAAGAACTTGGACAAGCAGTCACAGAAAAAGAACATGTTCGAGCAGTATGGTTGGCCCTACACGCAAGTTATGCTCTAGAAGCCTTCCGCTTTATGGTTAGCTTTGCCACAAGCCTGGCCATGGTTGAGAACAAGATCTTTATTGGCAATGGTAACATCATCAGTTTGATCCTGCAAGATGAACTCTTACACAAAGGATGGACTGCCTATATGATCAATCAAGTCATCAAAGAGGACGTTCGATTTGTCGAAGCTCGAGACGAATGTCAAGCAGAAGTCTACCAACTTTATATGGATGTCATACGCGAAGAAAAAGAGTGGGCGACCTATTTGTTTAAGTTAGGCCCTGTTATCGGATTGAACGCTAATATTCTACGTGATTTTGTAGACTATACAGCCGTTGCCGCATTGAAAGATATTGGTATCAAGTATCTTCAGCCTGCGCCAAAATCAACACCAATTCCGTGGTTCAACAAGCACACAGATACCAGTAAAAAACAATCTGCTCTACAAGAAACAGAAAGCACAAACTATGTGATTGGCGTTATGGGCGAAAATATCGACTATGCTGAATTGCCGGCTATATAATAGATATTAGAAAGGAATAAGAATGAAAGCTGTAGTATGGAGCAAATATCATTGCCCCTATTGTGATCAAGCAAAAGCATTGCTAACGCAAAAGGGTATCAAGTTTGAAGAAAAGAAAATTGGTGATGGGTATACTCGAGAAGAATTATTAGAAGCAGTTCCAACAGCTAGAACAGATCCACAAATTTTTCTAGATGGAAAATTAATTGGCGGATTTACAGAATTGAAAAAACTTTTCGAACAGTGGGATGGACAGGGATATGGAGACGGACCAATATAATGTTATTAAATAAACACAAATTCGCAGTGGGTGATATTGTCACAATCAAATTGATTTCAGGTGATGAAATCATGGGCAAGTTTATCGAAGATGCTATGGGTAGTATTACCTTAGATCGTCCGGTTATGTTGGCCATGACACAGAAAGGACCAGCAATGGCTCCCGTGTTAGTTACTGTGAATCCCGATTCAAAGTTGACCTTCAACACACAGGCAATTACAGTGATGGCAGAGAGTGATGCTGAAATTGGTAAACAGTATGTATATCAGACCACAGGCATTCAGCCAGTAAGTGCTGGTAGTATTATCAAAGGTTAATTTAAGTATCGTATTAGGAGAAATAAATGCCGTATATAAAAGGTGGAGGTGCTCAGAAAGATAGTGGGCTTCCAGCCGTTGAAGATGTATTTCACGCCAATGATGTCTATATCAATAATGTATTGGTGGCTCTTTGGCAGACTCCCCAAGCCAGCGCCGCGTTGGCGAAAGATGCACCGGTTGCACAAGTCGATATTGGAGAGTTTGATACTCTTTATCTTTCAGCGGCTGCAAGTTTACCAGCGCAGAAGATACCAGACTTATCTGTTGAGAACAATATGGTTGAACAAGGATATAGGGGAACTCCTACCTCAACACTTTTACCAAATCCAGAAACACAGACCACGGGTGCTGTTCCTACGGGAAAAGTAGAACCAGTAGAAGGTGATGGATTTGGCGGACTACTTATCCCAGAAGCTACACCTAGCGGAGATCCTCAAGGCTTAGCCGAATGGTTAAGAGATCGCTTAGACGAAGGACGACGAGGAATGTGGAATAGAGTAAGTCCGCCTGCTCCGCCTGCAAAAGGCGGTGGTCCGGCTATATCACCAGGCAATCCAAATATCATCAACATGTGGCGATCCATTGGACTCAGTCAGTTTACCAATAATGATCAAACTGCTTGGTGTGCTGGCTTTATGAATTTTGCATTAAAACAATGTGGATACAAATGGCTTATAGATGCTTCGTCTTGGACTATTAGGAATAGCCCAGGAAAATACGGTGCAACCGCTATTCCATTGAACCAAGGACAGCCCGGAGACATTGCACTCTTTAGCTTTGGACACGTGGCATTTGTATACCAGGCAGTTAATGGTACGTATAGTTTTGTTGGAGGCAATCAAGGAGGTGGTGAATTGACCGCTAAGAGTCCCAACAACAATAACCCTGTAGCAAGTTGTGTTTCTGAAAGTTGGGCCCCTAAGGGTGCTCCTGTTTGCAGTCCAAGTCTATATGGCAAAGCAGCATTAGTTGGCCTTTGGCGTCCTGGTAAGGTTTAGTATGAAAAAATTATTTTGGAAAATACTAGGTTTCCTTAGTTTGGGAATGGCCTACATTGGTGTGATTACTCCTGGTATTCCTTACTCAATCTTTGTGGTATTTGCAGCCTATTGCTTTTCAAAGGGCAGTGAACGAATGCATGCGTGGATCTACAATCACAAACTGTTCGGACCATTCTTGACCAATTGGGGTGAGAAGCGTGTATTCCCACAGAAGATGAAATACTTCATGTTGTTCATGATGACAACCAGTTTGATCACCATGTGGTTGACAGCAGTGCCGGTTCGTGGTATAATATACACAGCAATGTTCATGATGCTGGTAGCAATATGGGCTTGGAGATTCCCCAGTTCAGTTGAAGAGTATGATAGTAGAAAAGCACAAGGTAAAAAAATTGGATGGATTAAATGACACCTACCTATAAAGTCACTCCGTTGTTCGGCGTGCCTTTGTATCAGACCAACATTGGGTCATTAGATAAAGGCATGCGTGACTTCATTGAAAGTCAAGAATATGAACGCATGCCTGCTGACAACGGCGATTATTCTGTAAACAAATACATTTTGAATA